GGATCAATGCCAACCAGGAGAGAGTCTTGTTCGAGCGACGTGTGGGGATGTGCCGATCAAAGCGCTCGATCCAACGCTCCATCGTCTCGTAAGTTATGACCGCACAAAGAGCATTCTCGTTGGACAGAAAGAAGGCTACGCTTTTCAAAAATCTGAGCGCTTCTATCAAGGTCGAATGATGACCGTGAAGACGACGGTCACTGCTGGCGCGCAATGCACGCCTAATCACCGGTGGTTGGTTCGATGGCATGAGACGGCCAAGCACCCATCGGTCCATGTGGTTTATCTTATGCAACAAGATGCACGCTTTCGTATTGGGTGGTGCCGGTTATTTCGGGCCGATGGCTGCTTCCATCTTGGGACACGCGCCAGATTGGAATCCGCTGATGCCGCGTGGATTCTTCGTGTCTGTACCAATCGCAGCGAGGCATCGTTATGGGAATCTATCCTCTCAACCCGCTACGGCATTCCAACGATTCCGTTCCGTGAGGTAGTTGGCGCAACTCACTATACCGCTGCCGGTATTGACTTTATCTTTTCCAAACTCTCCGATCTGAGGACAAACGCTGTCCAGTGCCTCATAGATCATGGACGTGATCTGGCCTTTCCCATCTGGACCCCACAACAAGCATTCGCTCGTCGAGGAGGTACCTCAATCATTGAGATCGAAGCCTGTAACCTCCTCTCAGAATTCATGTGTGTGCCAGTCGTGGATGGACGTCGCACTGTGTGGCATCCCATCACCATCACGGAGATGCCTTTTCATGGCACGGTCTATTCCCTTGCGGTTGAACCCTATCACCTCTACATTACCCATGGACTGGTGACCCATAATTGCCTGTACCGCTTTAAAGGCGCAATTCCCGATACCTTTCTCTCGCCGGAGCTCCCACCTGAACAAGTACAAGTCCTCGATCAGTCGTATCGCGTGCCACGTACAGTGCATGCTGCAGCAGTCAGATGGATCGACCAGGTGACGCACCGGATGCCGAAAGCGTATCGTCCGCGAGACGAGGACGGGGAAGTCGGCGGACTCAATATCACGTACAAATATCTGCTCCCCCTGAAAAATCAGCTCGATGAGTGGATGGACCAAGGTAAAACCATTGCTTTCTTAGCGTCCTGTTCGTTCTTTCTTGATCCCCTCAAACATCAATTGCGCGCATGGGGCATTCCGTTCTGGAATCCGTACCGCAAGAAACGAGGGGATTGGAACCCGCTGACTGGGCGTGCGGGCACGATCAGCGCGACCGAGCGACTCCTGTCGTATCGCAAGCTGATCGATGCCGGCGAATGGTGGTCGTATCGGGACTTGTGGCAGTGGGCGTCTACACTGGAAGCCGACAGCGTGTTTAGTCGTGGTGCCAAAACGGCGATGCGTAAGAAAGCGGAAGATGCCCAGATGGCCAAGGTAGCGGTGGCTACAGACGACTTGGACGCCTGGATGCCAGGTGAAGAAGCGGCTGATGCCGCAACAAAAGGAGATGTGGCATGGCTGCAAGCGCATCTCTTATCGACGTACGACAAGCCGATGCGGTATGCCTGTTCGATTTTTGAGGCGCGTGGTCTCTCAGCGCTGCGCGAGACGCCACGAGTCAGCATCGGCACCATCCACAGTTACAAAGGAGGTGAAAGTCAGATTGTGGTGCTGTTTCCGGACCTCTCCCCAGCAGGATTCCGTGAATGGTCAACGCCTGGTGAGTGCCATGACAGCGTGCGGCGCACCTACTACGTCGGGATGACCAGGGCGAAGGAAGCCTTGTATTGGGCGCAACCGTGCGGACTTTCAATCGGAGGGTACCTATGAAGATGAGCTGTGTCTTTCTCATGTATGGGTGGAAGGTGGGCGGAAAACGCACCACCAAGCAACGGCAAGCCGTGTCCAACGCCGATCATGCCCGGCACGGGCTCAAGAAGATTGAAGCCCTGTTCAAACTCAAAAGGTCGACATGAGCCGATGGGCGACGGCGAAAGAACTCTGCCACTGGGATTGGCACAGGGAATGGCACAGGGAATGGAGGGAGATATGCCACGGCACGATGGGAGAGGATCAACCGCTGCTCGTGTTCGAGCTGGTGGAGGCGCTCGACCGCGCCTACTTACGGAACGATCGGCCGGCCTTTCTCGACCTCAAGCACCAGCTCGTGAATCAGCCCTCGTGGCGCGGATTACGGCCTACCTCCGCACCGTCCCCGGCTGCTACGTCCGCAAGCTCCACGGCTCCGCCTTCCAAGTCGGACTCCCCGACCTTGTGGGATGCTATCGAGGGCGCTTCGTCGCCATAGAATGTAAGAAAAAAGGAGGGAAGCCGACCGTGGTGCAAGTCGAAGAGTTGAGGCGGATCACTCAGGCCGGCGGGGCCGCTTGTTGGTGTGACGACTTCACCATGTTTCTCGGCTGGTGGGAGCTCGTCAAGGCAGGGGCGCGATGACCTGTCCACGCTGCGCCGGCTTCCTCGTGCGATCCTGGCTGGTCGACCTCGGTCAATGGGAGATTCGTTGTGTGCAATGCGGGCATCGCCTGCCGTGGGTCGTCATTCCCCTCACACGGCAGGCCCGCATTGATGTCAATGCCCGATCCTCCGACGAGCCCTCGATGACCTGTCGCTGTGGAGCGAGCAAGCCGCTCCTGTGGTCACGCTGCCGCCAGTGCCTGCAACGGAATGCGGAGCAGATGAGACGGTGGCGAGCGAAGCAGTGAGCCGTTAGACCTCTGGAGGGTCCGTCCGTGTGCCCCGCGTAATCCGTTGTCGGATCGCCTCACGAATCCATTCCGCCCGGCTCTGGCCGTCCGGGCGGTAACTGTCCAGCTCCTGCAGCAACTCGACCGGGATCGGGAGGATGATCCGTGGCGTGCGTGTGGTGCGAGTCATAGCTGTTTCTCCGCTAAGCTAATGGCTGCGTTGACAATCTCACGCATCGCTGCACGATTCTCAGGACATGTGCTGTCGTGGTAGGCCAGAACCTCTTTCAGCGCACGATACATCACCGGCGCCGCCGCGAGGAGGGCGCGATGTTCTGGTTTGCAATGCACCCCATCGTCGTTCGTGGTGTACCACAGGACGGATTCTCCTGTGTCGTCGGAGAGCCAATAGCCGGTCCATGTCCATTTTTCTGATTGATGTGTTTTCTTGTTCATGTTGCCCTCCATGCCTGATTCTATATGCCATTTGTATGCCGTTAGTATATACACATGGAGATCCTTTGATAATCATGACTTCTGGTTGCACGGTGCCCGGTGCTGTCTTGATTGTGTGGCGACCTTGCTCCAGTACATGTGGCACTTTTGTTACAGTGTGGCGAAAATGCTCAATGAACGATTGGTTAAAACCCTGCACACTTCCCCCCTAGACACCGTGCACATGTTGCTATACATAGCGTGATAGATGAGCCGTTCCCCTATATACTATAGGATAGGATGGGTGTATGTCCGGAAGGAGTGACTATGCTACCGATGCAATCAGAGCAATCCGGGGCTGCCGAGATGATGGAGGCGGAACCGGCTGGTGAGGTGAATCTCAAGATCTGCGTCGATCGTCTGGCCGATGGCACGTTCTCCGTGTATGTGGATTCTGGCGCGGAAGTCGATGGCGAAGCCCATCAGACGGCTGAGGATCTGGAAGGTGCCCTGCAAATTGTTATGGATCTCGTCGAGCAACATCCCGATGATCAGTCGCCACAAGCTCAGTTCTCAGCTGGCTTCAAAGGGGAAAACAGGGAGCCGTATTAAGTCAATGATGAATGATGATTTCCAAATGGCATTTTCGATTCTCGCTGAGCATGAACGGAAGATCAAACTTGTGCTCGTCTTCGTGAACGTTTTTTGTGGATACTGAGGACGTGTGGCTAAAGCACATCTCAACTTTGAAGATCAAGGCAACGGCGTGGTGGCGCTGCAACTCATTTTTGATTCACCATCGACTCCTTTCGAGAAAGACTCCGCGGCGCATCAGATGGCACTCTGCGCCGTGCAGTATTTGGATAAATTACTGGAGAGGCGCAGCGAGCCGGCCGTGACGCTGAAAGAATCAACCGACGAGTCGGTGATTGTAGAACCGGAGCCGGAAACCCGCGTTATTACGCCGATCTATCATTTGAGTGGGAGCGGATAGGTGAATGCTGATCTAGTTTCTGCGCGCACAGGGCGGGCAAAGCGGAAAGCGCCGCCACATGCGTGGAGACCAGGGCAAAGCGGCAATCCACGTGGTGGAGCGAAGCGTACAGCGGAGGAGCTGAATCTGATTGCTGCGTGCCGTGAAAAAACACCCAAAGCGCTTGCTACGATCTGCGCCTTGATGGAGTCCGCCGATAAAGATTCCGTGCGACTTGGAGCGGCGACCTATATCATCGATCGCGGATGGGGGAAGGCGGTGCAAGTCGTGGAAGATCGAAACGGCAATCCCCTGGCCAATGCGGCCACTGAGTTGCTCATGGCCATGCGCGAACGATTGACACAAACCGTGGAAGAGCGAAAGCACCTCGTCCATGTCCATGATCGCTGATCTTCTACCGGAAGAGCTGGCTATCCGTGAAATTGATGCTATTTTAGCGACGCGCAAGCTTGATCTGTATAAACCCTATCCCAAGCAAATTGCATTTCACACGCAGGGCGGTGATCCTGACGTGCGGGAGCGGCTGCTGAGTGCTGGAAACCAAGTCGGCAAGACCTTAAGCGCTTCGGCAGAAACCGCCATGCATCTCACGGGGCGATACCCGCAGTGGTGGGATGGCGTGCGGTTCGATCGTCCGGTCACGTGGATGGTGGCGTCGGAGACCGCAAAACTTACGCGAGACGGGGTGCAGGTGCATTTGTGTGGATGGCCGAAGCATCCGAAAGGTACGGGGATGATCCCCGCGCAGGATCTGTTAGAGACGCCAGCGGCAACGGGCATTGTGGACTACTACGATTTTCTGCGAGTGCAACATTACAATGCGGCCGGTGAGAAGGACGGGGAATCGCTGTGTTATCTCCGGTCCTATGATCAAGGTCGGGAGCGCGTGCAAGCCTTAACCCTCGATGGCGTGTGGCTCGATGAAGAGCCGGAGTTGGCGTATTACATGGAGTGCTTCACGCGCACGAACGTGGTCATGGGGCCGGTCTACCTGACTTTTACCCCGCTCAAGGGCATGTCTGAGGTTGTGCGGCGGTTTCTGATCGAGAAAGTACCTGGAACCGCGACCACGACGATGACGATTTACGATGCTGAGCATTATTCGGAGGATCAGCGCAAGCGGATTATTGCGAGTTATCCGGCGTACATGCGGGACGCGCGTGCGTTAGGGATCCCGGTCCTGGGATCTGGGCGCATCTTCCCAGTAGACGAGGCGTTGCTGAAAGTGCCGAGTCGGCAGATTCCGGCCTGGAATAAACGGGTGGTGGGGATGGATTTTGGCTATGATCACCCCACAGCGGCCGTGTGGATTGCCTACGATCCGGATACCGATGTGGCGTATCTGTATGATGCCTACCGGCAGCGCGAAGCGTCTCCCGCGATTCATTCGGTCGCGATCCGGACACGAGGCGCCTGGATTCCGGTGTCCTGGCCGCATGATGGCTATCAGCATGATAAGGGGGGCTCGTGTGAAGCGCTCGCCGATCAATATCGACAGTTCGGTGTCAATATGATGGTGCGGCATGCGACCCATGCGCCGGCTCAGGATCAGAAAGAGGGGGAGGGCGGCTATGGGCGTGAAGCCGGGCTCATGATGATGTTGGATCGCATGCAGACTGGACGTCTCAAAGTCGCAGACCATCTGAACGATTGGTGGGAAGAGTTCCGGTTGTATCATCGGAAAGATGGCAAAGTGGTGGATATTGGCGATGATTTGATGAGTGCCACGAGAATTGGCTTGATGATGTTGCGGCATGCGCAGACCATGCCGAAGCCGGTGCAATCCGCGTTCTGGGATGCGGTGAAACCACCCGCGCCGGCTGGCGCGATGGGGATGTTGGGGTCATGAGTCGAAACAGCTGGGTTCAGACGCTGACTTGTCGTAACGGTGGCTGGTGGGCGATTCCATACGATCGTCTCGTGTCATTGGATGTGAAGATACAGTCTTCGCCTCCATCGCCTCCATGGGTGCATACCTCGGTGGCGCGCGGCTGGCCCCGCTGTTCGATTTGTCGCGCGCCGATTTCGCCGCAGGTGGGGCATTGTCCGCATGCCACGGGACATGTCGTCAACGGGGACTATACGTTGATTCCCCATATTCACTATCCGGACTATGCCACCGTAGCTTATGGAGTAAAGCCCCGGTTTTGTAAACCGGAGAAGGCCGCGCACGTCGGTCCGGTGGCTCCATCATAGAAAGCAACCATGACGCTTGATATTGAGATCATGCAGGTCGAGACAGGTGAGATCGCGACACTGATTTCGGAGTGGGACGAAAGGGATGAGTGGCCTCCGTTTTTTTGGACCGATGGAAATTTTTCGTGCGATTGCAATCGAGAGCTGGAATTTTATCGTGTGAAGGGGCAGCCGAGATCCGTCGACCACGCGCAGTGTGGAAGTGGCCGGTATTGTGTGAAGCTTACGGCTGGAGATCAGATCTATGATGAGTTGTCAGAGGTTGCACCATGAGTTCAGCCATCCGTGACCTTCCCCTCTCCATCCGTACTCGCCTTGCACGGCAAAAGCGCGATCAGGCACGGTCAGAGCAGGTCTTGAAAGAACTGACTAACACATTAGTCCAACGCCGTAAGCGGTACGTGGACGGGCGAGCGGCGAGCGGGATTGAGGAAGTGTGGCGCAAGTGTGACGATAATATGGCGTGCGTGGATGAGATGACCGGGAAAGGCTCCGCCATTGTGCCGCCACGGTACACCAAGGGCATGACGCTCACGGACGGCATTCGGCGGAATGATGATGTCGCCACGAGCTTGAATAGCAAATCGCGGGCCTTTGAGCGGCTCACGGCGCGGTATGTGGCGGCTGGGGCGGCGAAGGTGAATAGTATTATTACCGCGATCGATGCCAAGTTGTTTTCAATTGATAAGACGCCAGTCGAAGATCTGATTGAGTTGCAAGAGTCTGTCTCACCCGTTTCCCTCAATGGGAGCCAGGCGCTTCGGGATCCAAAACCGGAAGAAGTTATGCCGGTGAATTCCACGGATCCGTTGCGTCCGCCGCCGATGCCGCCAGGGATGATGCCGGCGGCGTTGCCTGGGGTGCCGCTCACCACGAAAGATCTGGCTGATGAACAGGCGGCACTAGCGCACAAGAAAGCGAAGAAGGCCGAGCAGCTGATCTACGATTGGCAGATCGAGGCGAAGTATTCTAAGCATATTCGCCGTATGATGTATCGTGCCGCGCGGTATGGCACGGGGGTCATGAAAGGGCCGTTCCCGGAGTACCGCACAATGCGCGCCGTGACGATGGTCGACCAGCAGACAGCTAAGGTGGAGTATAAAGAGCTGATCAAACCGGGGTTTGAAGCGCTGTCCCCGTGGGATTGCTTCCCGGATCCTGACTGTGGCGAGGACATTCATCAAGGGGAAGGTTTCTTTGAGCGGAGTTACGTCGTTGAAAAAGTGCTACGCAAGCTGGCCAAGGAGGACGGCTATTTCGATCGTGAAATTCTGTTGGCGATCAAGGAGGGGCCGCAGCAGGGGCGTGCCTCGAACGAGGGACCGTCGCTATCAGGCGCTGGCACTGGCAAGGATGAGCGGTTCGAGCTGTGGTACTACACGGGGACGTTGACGTTAGAAGAATCGAAGGCGATCAACGATGCGTTGGGGGCGCAGCAGAAGGACTTGTTGTTACCGTTGCAAGCCATGGTGCCGGTGATCATCACGATGGTCAACGATCGGATTATCAAGTGTACTCAATCGCCGATCAAATCCGGGAAGTTGCCGTACAATTTTCAGCCGTGGGAGTTCCGGGAGGGTTCGTGTTGGGGGATTGGCGTTGCCGAGCAGTGTTTTATGCCGCAAGAGATGCTCAATGGCGCCTTGCGAGCCATGGCGAACAATGCGGCGGCTGGGACACAGGTAATTTTGAATAAGCAGTTAGTCACTCCCGCGGATCAGAGTCCGGTGATTTATGCGCTGAAGCTGTGGCATTTATCGGCGGATGCGACGACCGACGATATTCGCAAGGCGTTCGGGATTTTTGATATTCCGAACGTGACCGACAAGATGTTGGCGATCATTAATCACGCCTATCTTGTGGCGGAGAATTCCACGAACATTCCGTTGATTACGCAGGGGCACAGCGGCAAGACCACACCTGACACGTATGGCGCGGCGCAGTTGCAAGAGAACAACGCCAATCAGCTCTTGCGCGATGTGGCGGGGCGCTACGACGATTTTATCGGTGAGCGGAACGTCGATGATTTGTATGAGTGGCTCTTGCTCGATCCTGAAGTTCCGGCGGATGCGAAAGGCGATTTTCAGATTCATGCGAAGGGGGCATCAGCTCTCGCCGAGCGGTACATTCAGGATCAATTTATTGCGCAAGAATATCCGATGGTCAAGGATCCGGCGTTTGGCATTAATCCCAAGAAGTGGTATGCACAGCTGCGCCGCTCGAAGCATTTGAATCCCGAGGATGTGCAATATACCGACGAAGAGCAGCAGAAGCTGGCGCAAGTGCCGCCGCCGAAGGCCCCGCAAGTACAGGCCGCGGAGATTCGCGCGCAGGTGGATCTGCAGAAAGCGAAGATGGATCAGGATCGTGATACGGTCTATGTCCAAGCAGAGACGGCTAGAACACAGAGCGAGCATCAGGCGCGGATGCAGGAGTTGGCGCAAGAGCTGGATATTGCGATGCGCAAGGCACAGATCGAAATGGAGAAGATCAAGGCGGACATTGCCGAGACGACGATGAAATTGCAGACACAGCAGGAGTTGTCGACGCAACGGCATGCAGTCGAGGTGGCAACTCCGCCCACGGAGCCGGCGGGGAGGGCACCGGCTGGGCAGGCGTTTGAGAAATGATGAGTGCAATGCTGAAGGTATTGAGGCGATAGCATGGTTTCCCTCAACACCATTCGGCTTTATCGATTAATGGGAGCGACGTATGCGGAGTTGGGGTATGCGTCGGATAGGCTTGGCGAGAACCATGCGCG